AAGATTCCTTGAAAGATTCCAAATCAAAGTCACAGGACGTAAGGCCAAGTCACTACAAGACTGCGGGCAAGGAGGTGTACGAAATGATGAAGGACATCTGGGGGGAGGAGAAGTACATAGCGTTCTGCGAGATGAACAGCTTCAAGTACAGAATGAGGGCGGGCAAGAAGGAAGGCCAGCCATTGGAGACGGACATCGCGAAGGCGCAGTGGTATGAACAACAAGTAGAATCCCTGCGCAATGGAAAACAAGAGAGTAACAATTTACCCAACAATATATCGCACACAGGAAGCTCACATTACGACGTTAGAGTATGTTCTAACGAGGATTAAGGAGGGCAAGTCTCAGCCACGTGTTGAGGCTATCCGAAGTGGCGATAAGAAAGCTAAGCAGGAGCTTCCAGCTGTCTGCTTTAGTGGTGTGTTCTCCGATGGTGTTCGGAGTGACGAAACCTTGAAGTATCATAGTGGTCTTATCGTACTAGACTTTGACCACGTAGATTCAGAGCGAGTAAAGTCGGCACTAGCCGGTGACAAGTACGTCATGTCCTGCTGGATATCACCAAGCGGTGACGGAGTCAAGGCATTGGTAGAGGTAACGAATACGGAAAGGCATCGTGACCACTATCGTTCTCTTCGTGCATACTTTGACGACCAGTATGGGCTGGAGCTTGACAAGACAGGTGAGAATGAATCACGCGCTTGCTTTGAATCCTATGACCCGCAAATTGTAATCAAGGAGGAGTACGAGCGATACGGCGGCATGCTGTCTGAACGTTCAGAGAACCAGCAACTGCCAGAGCTTGGTGGTAAGACAGACTTCAGTAAGATTAATACTGCTGCTAGGATGATTGCCAAGGCTAATGATGGAGAGAAGCATCATATACTAGCAAAAGCCTCTACTTTGATGGGAGGATTCATCGCGAGCGGTATCGTCGAAGAGGACGTAGCTCGATGGGTTCTTCAAAGGGAGATAGAGAAGCGAAATCCAAAAGACCTTGACGGTGCGCTCAAGACTATTGACGATGGCATCAACAACGGCAAGAACCAACCCATTGGCGAGACGCTAAACGATGAGGAGAGGTTCAAGCGTGAGATGAAGCTGAATGATGGGGACATGTCCTTCATATCCAGTGATGATATTGATTACGATTGGATTGAGGAGTATGTGTATGGCAACATCCCTCTTGGGATGACTACTGGTAACTCGCGTGTCGATGAATACTTTGTGTTCAAGAAGGAGTTCGTCATGATTAACGGACACAGTAACATTGGTAAGACTACGTTTGCCTTGTGGATGCTCGTGGCTAGCGCGATGAACCATGATTGGAGGTGGGTAATCTACAGTGCTGAGAACAGAACAGCGGCAATCAAGATGAAGCTGATGACCTTTGCATTGAATAAGAAGATGACTAGCACCACACATCAAGAGCGCAAGGCTGCTCGCAAGTGGGTAGAAGAACACTTCATTGTCATTGACAACAGCAAGACGTATAGCTACATGGATGTTATTCTTTTCTGTGAGAAGGTGCACAGGCAGCAACCCATTGACGGTTTGTTTGTTGACCCTTACAACAGCCTCAAGACAGAGATGAGTTCAGGTCGTGGTATTGGTATGCACGAGTATCATTACGAAGCTGCATCAGAGTTCCTGACCTTCAGCAACAACATGAGTGTAGCTGTATGGGTGAACGCCCACAGCATCACTGAGAGTCAGCGTAGAAAGGGCGACGATGGTTTACAGATAGCTCCATACGCAGAGGACACAGAACACGGCGGCAAGTGGGTGAACCGTGCTGATTGTTTTATCACCTTACACAGAAAGATTCAGCACCACGATGCAATTCAAAGGCGATGCGTAGAGATGCACGTTCGCAAGGTGAGGGAGGTTGATACAGGCGGTAAGCCCACCCCATTCCTTGAACCATTGATGTTCGAGTTCAACTCAACGCAATCAGGGTTTGGCTTAGCTGGCCCGGAGCCTAAGTTGTTCCCAACACTTAGTGAAAAACTTGTTGGTAAACAAAGTGAGATATGATTTGACCGCTTCGTAAATTGTATCATGGCTATTCGCAGAAGAAAGAACCTGACGAAGCCACTGAAGGGGAGAAAGAAAAGAGACCTCAGCAGAGGCAAAGTAAAGCTTAAGTCAACCCTTGAGACTTACTGCTACGACCAGCTTAAAGAAGCAAAGCTAAAGTTCGAATACGAGTCCGAAACGTTTCAGTTGGTGGACTCGTTTCGGTATCCGGGTATTTACTACAAGTCAACCAGAGGCAAGGATGTAATGAGCGACGCTACCAACAAGGTGGTGTTAGCAATTAAGTACACCCCAGACTTCATTAGTCACGAGCATAGGTTTATCATTGAAACCAAAGGATACGTTCCATCCCAGCACACCTTTCCGTTGAGGTGGAAGCTGTTCCTAAAGTACATGCACGACAATGATATGGATGACTACATGCTATTCATTCCGAAGAACAAAAAACAGGTAGACCACACCATTGAAATCATAAAATCCCACATCAATGACTGAGCAGAAACTCAGTGAGCTTTACCACTACGCAACGGATGAGATACATAAGTTGACCGCCGAGCTGTACGAAGAGCTGCACACAGATAAAGGCAGTCCGGAAAAGGACTGGCCTCTTACCCTTGAGAACGTAAGGAACTACAAGAAGGCTGTCATCATGGAGCTTGAGTCAATTAAGCACGCACTGAAGGAATTTAATGAACAGCAGCTACCCTGAGTTAACCGTCACTGACCCTATGGTTTGGGTGGCTGGAGCACGTGCCATGAAAATGGGGCATATCAAGAATAGTATCACGGCTGGCAAGGCTAACCTAGAAGCATTCATCGCTGAGGAAGCGGTATCCAAATACCTGAAGCAAAAGCTTGAGGACACTAAGGATTATGACATCCTCTGGGTTCCTGACGGAGAGCCCCTCACTGCAGATATCAAGACAAAAAGAAGGACTAAGCTGCCGTCTCCATACTTTGATTGTCACATAGCGGACACGAGTCTGCACCAGCAATGCGATACCTACATATTCACATCGGTCATTCAGGAGGATGAGTGGTGGCGAGTATGGGTGCTTGGTTGGTTGACGAAGGATGAGTTCTTCTCGAAGGCTAAGCGTGTAAGAAAGGGTGATAAGGATGGTCAGTTCGTAGAGCACGTAGACGGATACAAGTGTAAGGTGTCAGACCTAAACCTAATGCCATGAGTTCATTTGACAAAGACGTACAGGTAGCTGAAAGAATTGAGCGTGCTTGGGGCGACTTTGTCCTGAACCATTACCCAGTGTCTCATGTTGAATACAGCGAAGGCAAGGTTCCCGGATGGGATTTGAAGCTAAGGAACTACGATGGGAGAGCGAAGTTTCATGAGGTGAAGTTCGACCAGTCTTCAGCTGCACCTTGGCTGAACTACAAAGGAGAAGAAAGAAGAGCGACAGGCAACCTCTTTATTGAATACAAAAACCCACGCTCAGGCAAAGACTCTGGAATCATGGCGACATGTTCTGATTGGTGGGTGTACATTGTGAAGGAAGCTTATGAGCTGGTTGAGCTTGCTGAAGTTCACAAGTACAAAGCCAAAGCCTACATCATAAAGGCAGACCAACTAAAAGAATTTGTGGTGTCGGGCAATTTAACTAGCGTCCCTACCGTTAGGGATACTAAGAACGGAACGGTGAATGCAGAGGGCTGGCTTCTACCTGTCCATACTTTAAAATCTTCTGACGTAATCTGTTACGAGCAGGATTTTACGACGTATATTAGAGCCCTTTTTTCTTCTAACCTTTAATCCATTTTTCATGGACAACAACCAATTGGTGGACTCCATCCCGTGGGGTCCAGTAGGATACGTCACCTATAAAAGAACGTATTCAAGACAGATTAACAACAAGCGCAGTGAAGAGTGGCCGGACACTGTAGACCGCGTGGTCAAGGCGTGCGACAAGCAGCTCAACGTAGGCTTCACTACAGAAGAGGAGCAAGAGTTGAGAGATATTATGCTGAACCTAAAGGGTACAGTAGCTGGCAGGTTCTTATGGCAACTAGGAACTAAGACAGTCGATAGGCTTGGTCTTCCATCGCTTCAGAACTGCGCCTTCGTAGTAGTCGATGACCCTATCCGTCCGTTCACTTGGGCATTCGAAATGCTTATGCTTGGCTCTGGCGTGGG